GCGCCACTGGCAAAGATGCCCTCAAACAGCTCATAGCCAGTAAAGACTACAACAATACACATACCAATAATAATAAGTTCCACATTAAACCCTCCCAAGTCCTGTATCTTAATAAATAGAAGAAAACACTTGACAAACCCGGAGGATGTGTTATATTAATAATATGCTAATCATGAGGAGGAAATATGAAAATAGCACATATATCAGACACGCATATTCGTAACTTGAAATATCACTACGAGTATAAGATCGCATTTGATGATCTTTACAGAAAATTACGACAAATGTCTCCGGACATTATTGTACACACAGGAGACATAGCTCACACTAAAACTCAATTATCACCCGAGTTTTTCCAAATGTGCGCAAGTTTTTTGCAGAATCTTGGCGACATCGCTCCTACTTATATTATATTAGGAAACCACGACGGTAACCTAAAGAATGATACAAGACAAGATGCAATCACACCTATTATAGATGCTCTTGAACACAATAATATAATTCTACTTAAAAACTCCGGAGAGACAAAAGTAAATGATGAAATCACTCTCAACGTTCTATCGGTCTTTGATAGAGAAAATTGGATTAAGCCGACTGATGGAGACTCTATTAACATCGCTCTTTATCATGGCTCTATTCATGGATGTCAAACTTCACAAGGGTTCGTTATTCAAGAGGGTGAAGACTCTTTGGACATTTTTAAAGATTTTGACTTTGCTTTGCTTGGTGATATTCACAAGCAACAAAAGATGGATCTCAAAGGAAGAGTGAGATACGCAGGCTCCACAGTTCAACAAAACTTCGGAGAATCTATCAACAAAGGCTTCCTCATGTGGAATATTCGT